GTGCCTTGTCTAGCTCTTGTAATCTAGCATCTGCTTTACTAAACATCTCTTGAGCTTTTTTAGCAGCGATAGTTTCTACGATACCTGCTACATCAGGATATTGCTTTGCCCACTCTTCAATATCTTCATCAGACTTTGGAGGGACAATAGATTCTTTTACCATGCGTTTTTCAAAGGCTTCGAACTTTTCGTTCCACTCCTTTTCTTTTTCTTGCATGTGGCGTCTTAGATCACCGTAACGTTTTTTGAAACTTCTTTCTTCTGGAGATAACGTTCCTTCTTCAACTTCTGAATCGGCCTCTTGCGCTTTGGCTTCTTCTTCTTGGGATTCATCTTCTTCGGTAGATTCTCCTCGTTGAGCAGCTTCAAGTCTTGCAATCTCCTTTTCTTCTTCTTCCAGTTTTAAACGTTTCTTTTCGTAGTTATAACCTCGATCAACAAATCCTGCTGTCTTTGGTGTCTCTACTTCTGCTAGTTCAGGCATTATATTCTCCTTATGTTGGGGCCAGCCGTAGCTGGGTAGCCTTATTTTTTCTTACCTGCGAGTCCGCCTTTATTGTACTTCCTCGTTTTCTTTTTTGGTGGTTTTCCTTTAGTCATTAGACCACCTTCTGCACGTCCACCTGTAGCCCAAGTACCACCTGCCTCTTCAACAGCTGCTTGAAGACCTGCAATATCGTCTGTTGAAGCACCAGATTCAAAAGCTTCTTCCACTGCTGCTTTAGTTGCTGCAGATCTAGCTCTTGACATATTAACAGCATGTTGTTCTGCAGCAGTTAGTGAAGGACCATCATCACTTGTGTCAACCATTGCAACATCAATACCCCCAGGTTTATAGACAGAGGCTCCACCTTCATCTTTAACCATGTCACCAGAGGTATCTGTAAACTCTCTACGTTGCTCTGGAGTAAAAGTTTTTTGTAGGTCTAAGCTAGTAGGTGCAAATGATTTTATTTGCTCTAGATAATTATCACCAGTTAGAAGACCTAACTTATCAAAAGCAGATGTAATTAGGCCAGTTTCTTTCATAGCCTCTTTGAGTTTACCATCTAAGTAATCAACCATCTCTTTGTCATTTATGCTTTCATAATAACTACGAATACCTCTGACCTTAGCAATATCTTGAGCTTGTACTGCTTGAGGTATTGCTCCAAGAATACCACCCTTTTCGGCAAGGCCTCTGGCAAATTGAGACATACCTAAACCATTATCAGACTCTACCCACTCTTTAACAGAGGCCTTATCACCAAAATCAATACCGTCCATCCAAGAAGTATCAGAACCAGTAGGTGTAGTATCCCCACCATCACCACCACCGTCATTATCAGAACGTTTCATTTCTTTTTTATAAGCTAGCCATTCTTCTTCAGTAAGTGGATATTTAGAAATTATATCATCTTGTCCAGGAGCTACACTCATATTGTCAGGAGTAGTGCCTGTGTATTTAACCTGTGCACTTTCCCCTGCTTGATTGTAGTGATTTCTAAACTGTGTAATTTCTGCAGCTTCTGCAGTTTCTGCTGCTGCAGCAACGTTAGCTAACTGAGAAGATGTACCTTGAAACATTGGTGTATTCATTCTTGCAGTTGCAGGTGACCAACCTGATTTATATTGGTTAGCCCTAGGATCTGCAGTACCTTGATCAAAACCTTGAACCATAGTACCTTGATTAGCCATAATAGGTTGTTGCTGAGGCATAGCATTACCCATAGCTTGAGGGGCTGGTTGTTGTTGAATACGTATAGGGGATTGCATCATAGCACCTTGAGCAGCTTGTACTGGTGCTGGAGCCATCATAGGTTGTTGCATATTACGAGCAACATCTTGTTGTGTCATTGGAGTTCCACCAATTCTACCATTTTGCTCCATGTTCTGCAAGCCTTGTTTTGCTTTACCACGAAGATTTTCAAAAAAGTTTACTCCGTAATAACGAAGAACATCAGCAGGAACAACGTATTCACCCTCCGACAACATAGCAGGAATATCATCTCGCACCTCTTTAGCAAGAGACCCTGGAGGTATGTTGTTGCCAGATACTGGATCTTTGGTCATGCCATCATCGGCAATACCACCGTATTCGAATAGTGACATTTGTTGTTTCATGCTCATGTTACCTACCTTGCCTCCTTCGGCCAGTCTTAAATCTGGGTTATTTGCTTGCTCTGGGTCAAATTTTGCTCTAGTATCTCTTAACACTGCAGGAGAATCTTTAGGCCTATCAACAAGCATAATGTAGCTAATACTTTCTATATCCTCCAAAGAATTTTCATAAGGAATATGTGTATAACCAGCTTCAGCAAGCTCTTTGCGTAAAGCTATAGCTGCTTTATTTTCCATAGTGGTAGAGATATAACTCTCTCCAGGATTCATATTTTTAGCTTTTTGTTTAATAAGTTTTTTAAGATCGCCTTCAGTAAAATTTAATTCGTCTGCAGTTAGTGTAAGTTCTTTTGGATCTAAACCTACTATATCAGCTAATACTTCAGGTCTAACAGGTTTATCCAGTCTAGCCCTAAGCTCCATAGTAAACCTTGGACGATCTTTATTAAACACACTTCCAGATTTGAGTTTATTTCTTTCTGCAGCAGCTCTTGCTGTTCCTACATGAGCACCTAAAAGATCGTGAGGAGTTCCTTGAAATTTATCTGTTGGTCCATCCCCAATTTCTGGGATTATGTCATCAATGTTTTTAAACTCAGTAAACTCACCCTCATTCACTGCTAAATGGTACACAGTGTCATTAAAACCTAATTGAGATGCAGCTTTATCTGTAGCTGTCATTCCAGGAGGCATTGCTAAAGGATCTCTAGAATATTCAGTAGCTTTTTTAGGATAAATATCTCCAGTTTCAAAAGCTTTAGGTAAAGGTACCTCTGTTAAAGAGGTACGGTTGACTATGGATTTAGCATCCCTAATAACTTCAATAGCATCTCTAGGATTTACTCCCAATTCGTCAGCATATTCTCCTAATTTAGTCTGGTATTTATCTATAAGATCTATATCTTCAGGGTAATCTTTAGCAAGCTGTATAATTTCATCTCTACCAAATGCATTATAGACATCTACAAACTTTTTAGCTAAGCCATATTCTGACCATTCTGGAGCAAGACCGCCTTCAGGTGGCTTTAGGTATTTTAATTTATTATTTAAAACTTTGTAAGTTTCATCAAAATACTCTGGAACATCTAAGACACCAGCTTGCCATGCAGATAAAACATCTATTTCAGTATTAAACATACCAGAAGCTTTTTGAGCTTCTAGTTCAGCTATATCGTCTATTACACCCTCATCAGTAAGCACACTGTCAAGGTTTCCATCATCATCATATGCAGGTAAATCTTCAAAATTATTGTCAGTTTCTTTTTTCTTAAAAGAGCCTAGAATCTTCTGAAGCAGTCCTTTGTTACCAGCTCTTGCTGCCATCTCTACAGCACCTGCAGCTGGGCCTAAAAGCTCTAATCCAGCCATACCAGCAATTTTGGCATAGCTTGGGTCATCTTTTTCTAGCTCTGCTTGGATATCGTTTACAGTACCTAGTGGAGTAGCTACTTCCAAGCCTATCTCAGCCATCTGAACACTTGTAGGTTTTTTCTTCCTATAGTCACCTGTAAGGGGGTTTGTAAGAAAGTCTAAAACTTTACCAACTGTACCACCTTGATCATATCCTTTTCTTTGCTGCAAAATATCTGAAGCTGCTTGACGTACTTTACTTAAAATATTTTTATATTTTTCTTGATCTTCTTTTGTAACAAGCTCTGTTGTATCTTTTATATAGCCTGTGTTGTCTACATTTTTAACATAGTTTTTTACAGCTAGAGCCATTAGCTCTTCGTCATTAAACAGATTTGCTGAATCTCCTAAACTGTCTTTAATACCTTGTAAAAGTTTTTCTTCAGAGGGTCTAGGTTTATTATAAGTAGCTTCCAGATTGTCACTAAGTTCTGTTCTAAACTCTTCTTGACGATCTCCAGGATAAAATTTACCCTCAGTTTCTGAAAATTCATTAGTTAAAAAGTCTACAACATCTTGACCATATTTTTCAGCAAAAGCTTCAGGGTTTTTTTCAATTTCATTTCTAAGTAGTTGGTGACCCCTGTGCCTAAACTCATGTACAAGAATATCTTTTGAAGAGCCTGTATCAGGACCGTAAAATAAAGTATCCTCTTCACGAGAGTATTTTGTACCGTATTTATCTCCTTGAGGTACACTATAACTAGCTTTAGTTGGATCAAAACCTAAAGCAGCAATAGGGTCTTTATCTAACAACTGTTTTAAGTTATATTCAAACTCTAAATCACCAAAAGCCTCAGATGTCTGTCTAGCAGTATCAGCCATTTACATGTTCCCTAAGAAGTAATAAGGATCTAAGCACACGTATTTCACCCTGAGCACGATACAGTTCTTCTACATCTGTAATCTGCTCAAGGCGTTTGTGTACTTTATCTATTCGGTTCATGATTTCTTCCAGAAAAGGATTATACAGTTCTGGATTATTTACAAAAGGTTTTATACTATTATTCACGACCAGTTTCATTGTACCTGTGGGCCAGTATTGCCTGAGAAGCCCTGTTCTCCTGGCTGAGGCGCAGTTCCTATTCCGATGTTACCACCCCCGCCACCTGCGGTATCCTGCACTCCTGGGGCTGCTCCTTGGCCCTGTGGGGCTTGTCCTTGTGGACCTGGTGCTCCTGGGGGTGGAGCTGGTGGTGGATTTTCTTGCTGGAACTTTTTTAAGATCTCAGCTTGGATTGCTGCTTGTGCCATGTTGTTGCCAACCTTATCAGGATCAAGATCCATAGACTTAGCAATCTCACGAACAATATAATCCATTTTGGCAAATGGTGCCAAGGCAGGGTTAGATACAACTTGCATGAATTGCATCAAACGTTGGCTACGTACTTCGTTGGCCATCAAGCTTTCTGTACCACGAGCTTTAACTTCTAGATCGCCTTTGATCTCTGCATCAAAGTCAAACTGCATGTTGAAGTTAAAGAATGCTTTGCCAAGTGGTGCAAGCAAGTAGTCATCAATATTTTTAACTACGTTCCGTACACTGCCGTTGGCAGCAGACATAAGCATAGAAATACCAGAGGCAGTACGACCAACTCCTGATACGCCTGTCTGACCATGTGCGAAGGAAGGGAAGCCAGTTGATTCATCTGCTAATACTCTCGCCTTGTCGAACATCTGCATGTTCTCGTTAGATACGTTAGGAAACTTGGTGCCAAAGATAGCTTGACCAGGTGCCCCTCCCTGTCTCCTAAACACTTTGCCTGGATACACGGAGAGGTCTTGCCCTGGGACGAGGTTAGTCTCGTCTACCTCAATAAGCAAATTACCAGATAGGGCAGCATTGTCTACTGCCATACGCATAAAGCCATTCATAAGTGTTTGGGTGTCATCCATGTTCTCAGCAATACCTACACCGAAGATGCTGTATGGATTCATTTCATAAGGTGCAGCAAAGTAAGGAATGTAAGCTGGAGTAAACGGATTCATTACTAGACGTAGTACTTGACCGTTAGCAATCCAGATGTTTACACTTAGTTGATCTGCATCTTTTAATTCTGAAGGGATATCTACCCCTTGATCTTCAATAATTTCTCTGTCTACAAAACCCCAGAACTCTAGAACTTCAAAGCGATCAGCCCTATCTTCTTCGGAGTTGTCTTCCATAATATGCTCCCACCACTCTTTACGGTAGTTTTCACCAAGACGTAGGACGTTGTCGATAGCATTAGAACGGAAGTATGGACGATTCTTTAGGGCACGTACTTGAGAACGAGACATCTTGTGGCGTTCTACTACAAACTCTGCCTCTTCCATAGTAGCTGCATCTGGGTCTGGGTAGAAGTTCCAGATAGATACAGAAGTAGTTTGTGGAATTGTTTTAAATACTGGGTTGTAATTACCCTCTTCATCCCAGTTAGGGTACTCTTTGTCTACAGCAAATGGACCCTTCATTACACCAGTACCAAACAGTGCACATTCAAATGCTGCAGCACGTAGGTGTTTCTTTGCGTGGGATTCCTCTAGCTGATCATGGATTTTCTTTTCCATTTTCTTAGCTGCAATCTCTGCAGGGTGTAGTTGAATAGAGCTAGGAGTTTTTCCTGGACCTTCTTCAAGTTTGTCTGCTACAGGCTCTAGATCTTCTTCAAGACCTGCCATACGTTGCATATATTCTGGGAAAGTCTCGCCAGGATTTAAACCGCCTGTATTTTCTTTGGCTTGTTCTATCTGTGGATTAGTTTCAAAGCTAACCGTGTCTGGAACATTGTCAGGAAGAATTGTTGGATCAATGGTAATAGGAAATTTATTGCCACCAAACAATACCTCTGCAATTTGACCATAGGCAGCTAGTGTTTTAGTTTTAGTAATCTTAACAAAAACACGAGACTTTTCTGTAGAAGTAAATTGAACATCAGGCCCATAAAGACCACGGTAGTTACGGTAAGACTGAATCCAACGTTCTTCGTCAAGTTGACGAGCAGTTTCAGCTTTACTGAACTTGTCTTTTACAAACTGAACAATCTGACCTGTAACTGGATCGGAATAGTCTTCCTCTTCTACGTCTTCAATCGCAGAAGCTTCTCCCATATCCATGATCATATCTTCAAAATCTTCTTCCATGTCTTATCCTTAATATCCAAAAGTTGGATCTGATGCTTGAAAACCTGTGCGCTGGGCTGAGGGATCAAAATCAAATATATTACTTCTTGGTCTAGTCATTATACCATAACGTAGTGCATCATACAAGTGGTCTTCTGCATGTGTGTCTACATCTTCTGGGTTGTTTTTATCAAGAGGTAGACTAGGTATTTGTGCTATGCTTTGAGTGCAGGTACTAAAGAAAACCATCCTAGGTTCTTCTGTAAACTCATCAACTTGTAGTCGTCTGTGTATTTCGTTCTTACCTGCAACACGAGAGCCTTTAGATCTGTCTGAGGGTCTCCATCTACAACCTTTTAGAATCATCTGTTCTGCAAGGCTAGGGCCAGTATCACCACGATTATGCCAAAGAGAAGAGTCAAGAACTCCATAACGTATTCTTTCCCCTGCCTCTTCCTCTATTTCTAAGATCATATCAGCTAAGTCTGTAGCTGTAACCTTAGATACATACAGCTCTCTGTAGATTACTAACTGTTCTGATCCAGGAACTACAGTAAACCAAAGAACCCCAGTGTAGGAACCGTAACCATAGTCGCAAGCTCTAAAACGTATCCAGTTACTTGGGATGTCGTATGGGTCAATAACGTGGATGCTTCTGTTAAACTCTGGGAAAGCTGCTCCTTCGTTAATGTCCCAGTCACCTTCAAGCAACTGTCTTCGCTGATGTTCAGGCAGAGATAAAAGGTTGGCTTCATAGAGTCCATCGTCCGAAAGGTAAGGGTTGTCAAAGAGGGTGGCTGGAATAAACTTCCGTTTGAACAGAGGCTCACCCTCTCTGCTATGACCCTTCGGCCAAGTTATCACCTCTCCGTTGTCATCAGTAGCATGGAACGACTTGTTTGGAGTCTGAGGGTCAATGAATGTTCTCTTAACCCACTGATGCCCAGGGCCACCTGGGTTGCTTGTTGCTCTCATATACAGTGGCAAACCAGATGCCTTTGTAGTACGGAGACGTGATCTCATGTAGTTCCAAGCATATGGTGTAGGCCATTGTGTAAGTTCGTCAAAGCCAATCCAATTAAAAGCTTGACCTTGGTATCTCATAACGTCATCATCTCTATCAAGATATGACATCCACAATGTAGCACCTGATGGAGCTACCCAAGTCTTATCTCTTTCCATAAACTTAATTCCAGGAATAGCTTTTGGATAGAGTTGTTTACTTACCGATATAAGTTCTCTAAGTTCCTCTGTACTACGGCGTACAAGAAGCATTCTCGCATTTGGGTTCCCCAAGTAGCGTACAGGGTCGGCAACCATTGCATAGGATTTACCTCCACCAGCAGCACCTCCATAAAGAACCTCCTGTTCAGTTGCAGCCAAGAACTTAGTCTGAGGACCAGGGTTCGGCTCAAATATAACTTCTTGTGCTACCTGCTCAAAATCTAACTCTTCAGGTTTCGGTTGAGCTGGTGTACTCTTTTTGGCCGAGGAGCCTACCTTCGAGCCTCTCGGCTTTTTCGAGTGCTTCTTTATAACGCTGGGCGAGGTAGCGTTGAGTTGCAGCTTCTGTCTTACGTTTTCGCTCAAGTTTTACTCTCTTATATAAACCTACGTGGGAAATATATCTTCCAGATTGTGTACTGAGCCAAGCAGAGACTTCTCTATAGCTATATCTTTTAAGATGCTTCTTAGCCAGTTCAAACAGTTCTAGTTCCTCTGGAATTGGTAATAGTATATCACGATCATCTGGGTCTTGTCTATAGCCAAATGGTACATGGCTACCTAATCTTACCACAGGTTTCCAGACATACTCACCATCCACAAAGTCTGGCTTAGGTAACGTCCAAGTTTTATTCGTCTTCATCCGATTTTTGTGGCAGAATAAATAGTGGGCTTGCAGCAGAGACTTCTACTTTCTCTGTCTTTATAAAGCCACTACGATCTAGGACATCTTTTGCAGCTGCCATCTTTTCTTTATTTCCTAGATCTGTTGGATTGTTCATAACTTCAAACATTGAGTATGCAGCTTTTGTTGCAGACGAAGAAATAAACTGCTTTGTTAGTGCTGCAATTTCATCTGCAAGTGGTTCTGCTACTTGTCTAGAAGTAACAGCATCAGCATACCCAGCAAGCTTTTTAGCTTTTACTAGGTTGCCCCCAGCTTCCTCAAA